TATTCGTGCCGGTAGTAACACTTTCTTTGCGTCAACAACTGATCGGACAATGTTTGATCTGTATCGACTCAAGGCTCGCTATGGTTCTCTTGATATAAATAAAGATCTCCCTGAAGCAAGGAAGGTCTTAACCAAAGAAGACTACAAAGCTGTCTTCGCTGATTACGTTCATAACTTAGATGAACAGGCGAGAGATGCTAAAAGTGGGTCTACACGGAAATCCCCTGTGGAAGTTACACTTGATAAGATTCGTTCTGCTGGTATGAGCGTAGTTGCTCAAAAAGATAAAGTTGGAATGCTTATGTCTCCACAGGCTGCTAACCGTAGAGCTTTAAGCTATCAAATTCATTTTGGTAATTTAATGAAGGAGATGGGGGCTGCTGCCGGTGGTGTGTCTAAGTTATCACAGCAAGAACAAACATACTTAGCTGATAAAGCTATTTATTTATCATTCATAGATGTTGAACCAGTTGGTAGAGAGAAGATGCCTAAAAATCCGGATGCTCCAACTGATAAGGCTGAAGAAGAAACTCATAACAAAAGGATAACTCAAAGTACATTGTTTAATGAGTTAGACGAAATCGAATAACCATAAAGGAAAATTAGATGGAAGATGCTGCGAAAACGACTGAGGTCAAACCTCAAAGCATTATGAAAAACTTGTATGATCATCCAATCTTTACTGAAAATTCCAAGGCTGAGGTCAAGGAAAAGTATAAGACAGGGCAATACTCTGACGATGATTTGAAGTTGTACATTGCTGGAAGAAGCCTAAAGAATGATGGTTTTTATAACATGAAGGGTAAGCACGTTAAGACACTGTTAAAAGGTGGATACATATCAGAAGACATGGCTGTTCAATTTAGGGATTATCATAAAGATTCCCTAAAACCTAAATCATTTTCTGGTACTTATATGCTTCATCAGTTAGCTAACGGTCGGTCACTGGAAGACGTACAAAAGGATATGGGTGGTGTTGAACATCTATGGTACGATCCTATTGACCTTGGAGTTGACATTGCTACCGGTGGGTTATCCTTTGGTGCAAGGCAAGCTGGCAAATGGGGTCTTAAAGGTATCAAGGCTGCTGCCACTAAAGCCGGTGCAAAAGAGATGGCTCTGTCTGCCGGTATGGGGATGGTTGCCGGTACTGGTATGACCGTTGCTGATAAAATAATGGGTAACACAGTCTTCACTATGTTAGCTGGACTGATCACTCCGATGGGTGTTCACACTTTAGCAACCATGGGTCGGCAATCCTTTAGAGCATTAATATCCAATATGCGACTGAAGAATCCTAAATTAGCCACAACGATTGAAGATACCATTCTCCATTCAGATGATAAGATGTTCGCTCACTTAAAAGCGGAGCTGGACGAAGCTGACATAGGCACGACTAAATTTGATCCCTTTTCCGAAGGTATGAGTAAGGGTGAAAAAAAGATCGTCCAACCTGAAGGCTCTCAGGGAGTCGAAAATCCCTCAAAAGGGATGGAATTCTCCGGAAAGACGCAAGGACAGAAAATTGGTACGACTGAGCTGACAAAAGAGGATGCTATCAAGATCATTCAGAAGACTCGTGATGGATCTGGTGAAGGTGAAGTTCTGGATCAGCTTGCGAAAGGTAACGGTGCAAAACTGGCTGCTGCCATGTCTGAACTTAATGCTGAGGGTATTGAGAAGGCTCGTGGAGGAGTTGTTCCCCGAAAGGTAAGTGAAGCTGAAGCCAAAAAATTCATTCAAGATAATTACACCAGTATTGCTGAACGAAGTGGTAAGCGTGTACTTGATGTTGAAAAGGCTCTTGGTGACGCTAAAGCTCTTCAATCTGATTTCCAAAACATTAGCGCAAAGGTAACTGGCTTTAATGATATGTGGTCTACAACCAAAGCTGCACTTCAGAAGGAACTTCAGAGAAATGATTTAACCTTTGCTGAAGAAGTTAAACTCACAAATCAGGTATTAGGGATGGCTGAGTTTGATGAAGCTATGTATGGGATTAGAGCTGAGTTTGGTCGAGGGCTTGGTTTATATAATCGTCAATTCCGTGAAATGAATTATGATCTAAGTAATCTCCCCCGACATGAGTTCAAGATTGTTGAAGGTTCTACCAGACCACAAGTTCAGAGGTTTCTAAAGGCTGCAAGAAAGGCTGCTGAAAAGGGAGACACTGCTCTCCTTAATGTGGCTAAGAATGCAGACAAATATAAATATCTACAAGGTGCTTTGGAGTGGGAACAGGGTGCTATGCTGTGGCATTGGGGTACACAGGCAGTTAACATTGCTGGTAATGGTGCTGCATGGGGTATTGAAAATATATCTAAGTATGCTGGTGTCAGTTATGAAGCGTGGAAGATCGCAGATGGATTTAAGAAACCATTCACTCGTGATAAGAAGGCTATGCAAGAATTTACTTATCATTGGTTAGGTCAAAAGTCTGCGTTCGATACTTTATTCCTCAACACAAAGAAGTTACCTAAAGTGATACATGAAGGTTTCAAAAAAGGTTTTCAGGGTAAATCTTTTGCAGGATATATTACTGAATTGGATGACTCGATAACCAAATTTACAAAAGAGATGAATGAAGCTGAGATCGGTACATTCTGGAAAGCATTATTCACTGGCGAAGCACAGATCGATCCGTTCGTAAAGCTTGAAGGTCAGTATGGTAAATCCTTTGAGAAAATGTGGAAGATCAGGATACCAAGCTCTAATGGTGATAAAGTTATAAAGATACTACCGGATACTCTCACAAGACCTTTGGGAGCAATCCTCCGTATGCCATTCAAAGGCTTAACGGCTGGAGATGAATTATTCAAAACCATAGCAACTCATCAGCATTACGGTGCTGAATTATTCAGAGAAGCTGCTAAGGACGCTCCGGAAGATATTGGTAAATATATTGGTACGAGGATAAAGAATGCTAAGGCTTTAGATCCTATGATGATTCGATCTGCACAGAAAGGTAGACAACAGACCTTCACTGAATCATTAGGTGAATCGGCACAACACATGGAGAAGTGGTTAGGCTCTGGTCGAGCTGGACTTGTTGCTAAAATAACAGCGATGCCATTCTTTAAGATCCTCATAAATCTAAATAAGTTTTCAGCAAAGCTTACACCTATAGGTGCTTTATCTAAAAAGGTTCAGCATCTTTGGACTACCGGTACTCCTGCTGATCGAGGTCAGATCATGGCTAAGATGATGATGGGTACGATGGCTCTTGCCGGTGGCTTCACTCTATATGAACATAAGAAGATAACCGGAAGAGTACCAAGGGATCAATATGCTGCGTGGAAGAATGCTAAGAAACAAGGTTACTCTTGGATAACTGATAATGAAGATGGTAGTACGGATTTTACTGATTACGGTAGGTTTGATCCTGTCTCCTCTCTGGTAGGCATTGGTGCTGACTTAGGGTTAGCCTATGATATGGCTAAGGAATATAACTTAGGAGATAAAACAACAGATGAACTTGATCAGGCGTTTGATGACATTGTTGCTGCCGTAGGGTTAGCTTTCGTTGAACCTTTTATTAACAAGACGTTCGCTAAATCAGCTAATGAGATAGTGACTTCATTAAACGATCCGGAAAGTACTAACTGGAGTAAGTTCGCTGAAAAGCAAACTCGAAAGTTTTATCCAAGGTTTATTGATATTGCAAATCAAGCTACTGGTAGGGATGACATAATGCGTGAAGTAAGAGATCCTATTGATGGTTTCTGGATGCGGATTAAACCTGATAAACTTCAGCCGAAGAGACATAGTATTTATGGTACGGTGGAAGAAAGAGATCCAAGAGCTTTAGGTGTCCTTAATAAGAAGATATCAAACGATAAAGTCATGGATGAATTAATGCGACTTGGTATGAATATCAGACCGATGCCTGAGAAGTACTCTGAGTTTGGTGAGAGTAAAAACCTTGAACCTAAACAATATGATAAACTTTGTAGTTATCTCACAGAGTTCGGTACTAAAGAACTTCTTGAGGAAATAATTAATGATCCAGTTTATCAAGGTATAGAGGACGCTGAGACTAAGAGAACTCTTTATATTCAACCTATCATAGCTCAGAGTAGAGCATATGCTAAAGCAATGTTTGCTATGTCTGAATATGGTATACCGGTAACTAAGGAATTAATTCAACAATTAGAATTAACTGAGGCTGCTATTATGGGTAAACTTAAAAGACCTCACAGACGAGGTAGATTTTATAAATTCTTGGATAGGGAGTAATATATGATTGAAAATCGTGATCTAAAAACAGGCAGAATAAAAACTAAGCATGGTCTTGGTGGTACACGAGTTAGTACAATATGGAGACACATGATTCAAAGATGTCATAACCCAAACTGTGCCAGTTACGAAGATTATGGTCTTCAAGGTATTACTGTTTGTTCAAGGTGGAAAAATATTTTAAACTTCTATAAAGATATGGGTGAACCTCCGGATGGATATTCTTTAGATCGTATTGATTCCGATTATGGTTATACACCTTGGAATTGTAGATGGGCTGATAAAGAAACACAAATCTTAAATAGAAGTATTACCCGTTGGATAACTTATAAAGATAAAACATTAAGTATATCTCAATGGGCAAAAGAATTAAAGATTAATTATCATACTCTTTACATGAGGTTAAAAAGAGGATGGTCAATGGATAAAATTCTTGATGGAGTAACTTAAAATGTCTTATTACTCCTTTGTAAATTACACAGCAGATGGGGATACGGTAAATTATACAATACCGTTTCCCTATCTCTACACAACCCATATAAAGGTTTATGTTCAAGGAATACTGAAAAGTAGTGGAACTCATTACAGTTTTCTTAATGCTTCCACTATTCAGTTTACTTCAGCTCCCCTTGAAAATGAAATAATAACAATCAAACGAGAATCAGGTAGGGATGCTCGATTAGTTGACTTCCAGACCGGCTCATTACTCAAAGAAGAAGATCTTGATAAAGATTCTACTCAACTCTTCTACTTAATGCAAGAAGCTTTTGATGCATTAACCATTGCCAGTAATGAAGATGGGGATATCTTTACTTCCCCTGAAGCTATACTAAGTGCTATCACTGGTAGTGTTGATGTTGAACATTTGGTATCAAGTCTGAGTTCTCCTATTGGCTATTGGGATCAGATCCATGATAACGATGCTATCTATGAGTTCAACGAAGATGGAACAAGCGTTTACGACCATGGTGTCATGGGTGATGGTGATGCTCGAATTACTATCGCTGAAGCTGCCATTGAAGCTGTCGTTACGGATACTTCTGGTCACACTGCTCAGTTAGCTCTTATGGCTGATGAGTTTTATGTCAAACTGGATGCTAATAATCAGGTCTGTGGCTTTGGATTATATAATGGTGATACTTCTTCTTCCTTTGTTGTGTCTGCGGATAAGTTTGCAGTCATGGCTACCAGTGGTGAAGGAGATCCTATTGTACCTTTTGTCATTGACACTGAGACAGGACTCGTAGCAATCAGTGGTAACTTACTTGTTACCGGCTCGATCACTGGAACCAAGATCGCTGCTGGCACTGTCGAAGCTTCTAACATTAAAGCTGCAACGATTGAAGCTTCTAACATAAAGTTAGGAACTATCACTGCTGCTCAAATTGCTGAGAATACAATCAGTGCTAACAGAATCATTGAAGGAGCAATTACCGGAACTTATATTTCAAATAATGCTATCTCAACTGATCATATATTGGCTAACGCTATCACAGGTGGAAAGATTGCTGCCGGTGAGATTGACACTGATCATTTGGCTGCCTTGAGTATATCTACTGCTAAACTTCAAGTTGGCTCTGTTGATGATACGATCATAGCCAATGGTGCAGTCACTACTCAAAAGGTTTATGCCGGTGCTATCACAGCTACCCACATCGGAACTAATGAGATCATTGCTAATGCTGCAAATATTAAAGATGCAGTGATCACAGGAGGTAAGATTGGAAACCTTCAGGTGGATACCCTTCAGCTAAAAGGGAATGCTGTAACTGTTCCTGTAAGTGCTTACACCGCAGGAACAATAAATTGTGATGCTGGATCAAATCCAGGTGTTACTATTCAATCTGTAACTCTAACTGTTTCCGGTAATAATCCAGTATTTATTAATTGTAGTTTCATGGTAGAAGGTGCGGATTCTCATTACCATTTACTAAGGGGATCAACTTATCTTTATTCCGCAGATGCTTATTATACAGAAGACATCTACGAAAATACAATACCAGTGCCACACGCTTTTTCCTATACTGATACGCCTTCTGGTGGAACTTATACTTATTATTTAAAAGTCAACGGAGGGAGTAGTACCAATGCGACTTGCAGATCCTTATTTGCTATGGAGGTTAAAAAGTAAATTATGGCTAAATATATTGTTTATCATTCAGTTAGTGGTGAAATACTTAGAACCGGATATTGTCCAAAAGAACTTCTAAAATTTCAAAAACAAAATTCGGTTGAAGTAGTTATAGAAGGTGAAGCTAACGATATGAAACATAAAGTAGTAAAGGGAGAAGTTAAATGGAAGATAGAAAACAAATGATTCAGAACCTTTATACTATCATTGGAAAGAAACAGGTAGAGCTTGATGGATTTAGAAATATGATTAACATACTTCAAGCAAAGGTTCAGGAACTTGAAAATAAACTAAAGGAATACGAAGATGACAGCTCTAAGTCTAACGAAGAGACTTGTTAAAGGTCTTCCCCTTACAGCAACAGAGCATGACCAAAACTTGACTGACATCGAGACTGAGGTTAATGCTCTGCAAACTGCTGTTGGTACTCCAGAAGGAAGTGACCTGTATACCAGAGTGGCTGCTGCGGAATCTGATATTGATGATCTCGAATCTGACATGGCTACTGCTGAGTCGGACATTGATACCAATACCGCAGCCATAGCTCTCAATACTACTCATAGGGGAACAACTTCCGGTAACCCTCATGCCGTAACTAAGACTGACGTTGGTTTAAACAATGTCACGAACCATGAACAACTCAAGAAGGGTACTCAATGGAACGCTGATATCTCTTCAAAGGCTACACCGGTTGACGCTGACTTAATCTTGAGCGAAGACTCTGCTGACTCTTATGTTAAGAAGAAGTCCACATGGACGCAGATCAAAGCCTTCCTGAAGACTTATTGGGATACCTTATATCATCCCCTTACTACGGTAGGGATCGCTGATGATAACCTTGTTGAGATCGATGATGAAGACGCTGCCAGTGGTGATTATTGTAAATTGACAGCTAATGGTATCGAAGGTCGCTCTGCTTCGGAAGTTCGGTCTGATATTAACGTGGAAGACGGAGCAACTGCTGACCAGACAGGTGCAGAAATCAAAGCTGCCTATGAAGCTGAAGATAATACCAATGCGTTCACTGATGCTGACCATTCTAAACTGGATGCTATCGAAGCTTCGGCTGACGTTACGGATGCCGTAAATGTAGCCAGCTCGATCCATGGTGTGGCTGGTAAGGCTACCCCCATTGACGCTGATGAGGTCGGTCTGATAGATTCTGCTGCCAGTAATGTTCTCAAGGTGCTGACTTGGGCTAACTTAAAGGCTACCTTAAAGACTTACTTCGATACCCTCTATAATCTTTACGTTTTAGAAAACCATGCAAGTAATCATACAGATGGTACTGATGATATCCAGAGTGCTACCGCTGGTCAAAAAGGTCTGATGACTTCAACCTATGCCAGTAAGCTCGATGGTATCGAGGCAAGTGCCGACGTAACGGATGCAGTCAATGTAGCAAGTTCGATTCATGGGGTGGCTGCTAAAGATACGCCAGTTGACGCCGACGAAATAGCCGGTATTGATACTGAAAACTCTAATGTTCTCAAAAAGCATACATGGACAAATATTAAAGCCTTTTTAAAGACTTACTTTGACACCTTGTATATTTTAAAATCAATCGGTACTGGCAAAGGAGATATCATAGGATTCAGTGCAAGCGGAACCCCAGTACGTTTAGGAGTTGGTACTGATGGTTATGTTTTAAAAGCTGATTCTGGTGAAACTTCTGGTTTAAAGTGGTCTGCTTCTGGTGGCGGAACTGCTCTGGAGTATGTGAAGGTATCCGATGTGAAGGCTTATAATGTAAACGGTGGTACGTTTACTTTAGGTGCTTGGAGAACGAGAGATATAAACACTGAGGATTCAGATGCTTCTGGCATATGTTCAATAAGTTCTAACCAAATCACATTAGAAGCTGGAACCTATATTTGTAATATTGTTGTCCCATTTTACGATACAGATAATACATCAGCAAGACTTTATAATATTACAGATAGTGAAGAGACATTACTGGGGCAGACAGGGTATGGTGTTGCAGTTATATCAAACCAAACTATATTTGGTAAATTTACCATTGCTGTCCAAACAACATTTGAGATTCAGCACTATTCTATTGCTACCAAAGCAGATATTGGATTTGGAGCATATTCAGCTGTATCGGGAATAGACTCAGTTTACACCATAGCAGAGTTCTGGAGGGTAACAACTTAATAAATTAAAGGAGATTAATACAATGGATGTAGCATTAACAATTCACGAATTAGTTCCGGCTGCAAAGTACTTTGGTTCAGTCACTGCTAACTCTAAAGAGGCTTTTGATAAAATTAATTGGAGAGATGGTAGAACCAAACCTACTTGGGCTGAGATGGAAGCTAAGTGGGCTGAACTGGAACCTAACCTTGGCGTGGATGAAGCCAACGAAGAACTCATTCAAGCTAAGATGCGTGAACTGGCGATAACTAAATTGAAAGCTGAAGGTAAACTTCCAGTGGACTTCACTGATAATAAGAAAGTACAGAGTAAATAATGTCACCTGAAGACAGGGAAAGATTAGTTAGGGTTGAAGAGGGTGTTCTCTATCTGAAGAAGAAGGTGGATACCCTCCCCTGTACTGAATCTCAAAAGGATCTGGAATCCTTGAAACAGACTCAACGGAACATAAGGCGTGGTGTATGGGGTACTTGTATGGCTCTGATCACCGCAGGAATAACATATTTAATTAAAGGATAATCCTATGGATGAAGACAGTAACAAAGAGCAAAGCTCCTCCGAAGATGCAATCGCTAATGAGATAGTATCAATTACTGAGAACGCTGGAAGGAAACTTCAGTTAGCATTAGTTAACGCTCTATACAAACAAATTGTAATTGATCCTACTGGAGTGTCAGCTTCAACGCTGGCTGTGGCTGAACGGATGCTTGCCCGTTGGAATATGGGTTTAGTTGAACTTCCTGAAGACAGCGAGATGACTGAAGAAGAGAAACAGATGGTTAAACAATTTGAAGAACTGAACATGGGCATGACTTCAGATTTATTTGAAACTCAACACTAATGAAAGGCATAACAAATAGATATCGTTCGGAGCATGGTGTCTGGTATAAAATGATACGCAGATGTCATGATCCGAATGATAAATCTTATGAAGATTATGGTCTGGAAGGTATAACAGTTTGTTCTCGATGGCGTGGTACTGATGGTTTTAAAAACTTTATGGAAGATATGGATGAACGTCCAAAAGGTAAAATTGGAGATATTCAACTTGATCGTATAGATAATGATCAAGGTTACTCTCCATGGAACTGTCGATGGACAACCAGAAGAGAAAACATTTTAAACAAAAGTACAACTCATTGGATAACTTTCCAAGGTATAACACTTTGTTTGAAGGATTGGGCTAAAAAAGTTGGACTTAAAAGAGTTACTCTTAAAGATCGTATAAATCGTTATGGGTGGTCTATTGAGCGAGCTTTAACTGAACCAGCCTTTAAAGGAAAGAATCAAACCTATGTCAAAAACTAAAACATTTAAAGAAAGATGTAAAGAAAAATTCTCTTTCTTTTTAGTAGTAGTATGGCAACATCTTAATCTCCCTCCCCCCACTCCAAGACAAATGGAGATAGCTAATTACCTACAGCATGGTAGTAAACGTGATATCATCATGGCGTTTAGGGGTGTGGGCAAATCGTGGATTACTTCTGCGTTTGTCTGCTGGTTACTACTGAATAATCCTCAGTTGAAAATCCTTGTGGTTTCTGCATCCAAAGGTAGGTCTGATGCGTTCTCAACCTTTACCCTAAAGTTAATTAAAGAAATGCCTATACTTAAACATTTAACCCCAAGACACGATCAGAGAGAGTCTACCGTATTATTTGATGTTGCACCAGCGAGGAATGCTCATGCCCCCTCAGTGCTGGCTGCTGGTATCTCTGGTCAAATTACAGGTACAAGAGCAGATATCATTATTGCAGACGATGTAGAAATTCCTAACAACTCTGCTACTGAAGATATGCAAGAAAAACTTATTGAAAGAGTAGGAGAGTTTAATGATATTCTTGTTCCTGAAGGTGAACCAAGAATTATATTTCTTGGAACCCCACAAACTGAGAGTTCAATTTACAATAAACTTCGTGATCGTGGATACAGTTGCCGAATATGGTGTGCAAGATATCCAAGTCACAAACAGATCTTAGGTTACCGTGGGGCGTTGGCTCCAAGCATACTGGCTGAACTTGAGAAAGATCCAAGTCTTACCGGGCAACCTACAGATCCCCAAAGGTTCAATGATATAGACCTAACTGAACGTGAAGCTTCCAAAGGTCGCTCATCGTTCGCTCTTCAGTTCATGCTGGACACCACGTTATCAGATGCTAACAAGTATCCCCTGAAGACCGGTGACCTGATCGTAATGGAGTTGAATAAGGAGAAGGCTCCGTCATTTATCCAGTATGGTTCTGACACTGATCAGATCCTCAAAGATCTGAGGAACGTGGGTTTTGCTGGTGACCGGTGGCACAAGCCTATGATGTACGATAAAAATAAGTGGACTGAGTATGAGGGCATTGTGATGGCTATCGATCCTGCCGGTCGAGGTAAGGATGAGACAGGATACTGTGTACTGGCTCAACTCCATGGTAAGCTCTTTGTGCTGGCAATAGGTGGACTTAAAGGTGGCTATGATGATGACACGCTGGAAACACTGGCAATTATCGCTAAACACAATAAAGTCCGTCAGATCATTATTGAAGCGAACTTTGGTGATGGTATGTATACAAAACTCTTCTCACCAGTATTACATAGGATTTACCCCTGTTCGATTGAAGAGGTCAAGCACTCGATCCAGAAAGAAAAGCGTATCATAGACACTCTCGAACCTGTCCTTAATCAACACCGGCTCGTGATCGATAAAGGTGAGGTTGATCGAGACATTGCCTTCCTGCTGGAGAATCCGGAACGTAACCAGAGGTATTCATTCTGTCACCAGCTCACAAGGATCACTCGTGAACGTGGTGCATTGAAACATGATGACCGGCTGGATTCCCTATGTATTGCCGTGGACTATTATGTCGAGTCCATGGATCGGGATGAGGAGATCGCTGACAGGGATCACAGACAGAAGCTCTTACACGCTGAAATTGATAGACATTTAGAGAATTGCCTTGGTCGGAAAGTTGATAACGGGGGTGGATTTGTGGGTGATCGAAGCTGCTTTGTAAGTAAGCGGTTTAATAGGTAAAGTTTTGCGTCTGCTCTTAAGAGGAAACAGAGGGGAAACTTTAAGGAAACATATATGTTAACATTAAGTTGACATTAAGTTGACATTAAGTTGACATTAAGTTGACATTAAGTTGACATATAAGTTAGCTCCCCACTCACTAACATTAACAGATAAAGAGTAAGGATAACAATAAGATAACAATAAGGATAGAAGGAGGTGATAGTTAACTATGGGTATAGCACTATTTATAGCAGGAGTGATAGCTGGAGTCTTCGGATGTTATCTCTATGACAAGTTCAAGTATGATGAGATCGTGATTGAGCTTGGAGAGGAGGAAGACGAATAACAATGTTTGATTCATATGATCTAAACTTATTTAGTGAACTACTGGCTAACTATCCTCAAGGGGATTCGATGGTCAGGGTTCATCTCGTAAACGAATATCTCAGGACTCATTCTTGGGATGTCAGGAATGGCATTCTTCATATACTTAGAAAACTTTAAATTTCAAAGCGAGCATAACGGCACTGGACTTTCTCTCATTCACGCATACCATTACATACCTGAATAAGAGATCGTCCAATGTCGAGGCTCTCAGAGAGTCAAAAGGATTATTTTACACAATATATAGATCAGGGCATTTTTGAAGAAATCCAAAGCATTTTTGGTACAATTTTGTGAAACCCCTTATCGATACAATCGGAGCGAACTTCCCCCCATGACCGGCTACTGAGTCCTGTGTAGTCAGATCAGAGGTCTTCATGGAGTACTGAGAGAGGATATCCGCTGCGTTTTTCAGTAACATAGGGTCAGTTTTGCCTGATACCATGGGATAACTTGCTGTTATCATTAGGCAGTCAAGCGATGATGGATCGCATGATCGCTCTGAGTACTGAGTTATAGGGTACTGAGGGCTGGCTTATGGGGTATGGTATGGGCTGCTATGTTTGTCTGTCTGTCTGATGGTATCTGTATTTTTTTTGAAATCGGCACTGCGAGTTCTCATTTTGCTAACATTTTGCTACCTTCATGTTCTCATTTTCGCAACAAATTCCACCACTTGCACAGCTATCATTCATGAAACGGAACTGGAAGTTCTTGCTTTTCTGCAAATCGGAACTGCGAGTTCTCATTATGCTACCATAGGTATCCAATGAATGACACTTTTTGTCACTTTTTTGACAATTTTTGTCACTTCTCGTGCGTGTGCGTGCGTACCTTAAGTATAGACCAATTCGTTTTTGATCTTTTTCTTGAAAAAAGTTGCACTAATGATACCATGAGTTAACTCACAGTAAACATTGCGTTTTCTTCCATTATGCCATTATTTTTTCAATTTATTTTTTGCTGTTTGTTCATGTTTGGCATAGGTTTCGCATATGTAATTTGGCAAGTTCGAC